AAACGTGAGTACTCAAAGTGACGGTCAACAGTTACTTGCAACTCAGTTTCTAGGTTAGCTTGAATCGTAACTGCTACAGCTTCTGCCTTAGCAGATGCAGCACCACGGATGGGCTTAGGGATGTGAATAACGTCACCCTTCTTGCCAGACATAGCGAGACGCTTGACAAGGGGAGCCATCTTCAGGTTCTTTTGGTAAGCAGCGATTACTTCATCGCTCCAGATTTCTGGGATAAAAGTCCCAGCAGCAGTTTTGTCTACTACAGCATTAGCTGTAAAATAGGCACCAGAGGTTTCACCAGCCATTGTAATTCTCCTTTAGGCTATCTAACCCGACCCTCTGCGTAAGCCTTCAGTAGTTCGTCTGATAGACTCTGATAACGCTCTGGGTCGGTACGCATAAGTTTAATAATGTCAGCACGACGATAAACTTTCTTGCGTGATCCTTCCGATGTTCCTCGAGCGTTGCCTGTGTTAGCTGACTTTACTGCACTCTTACGGGCTTCTCTTTCAGCCTGTGCTGTCTGTTGAACTACTTGGTTCCTCTCTTTCCAGAGGCTAAACAGTTCGTGAGCAGCGTCGTAATCGTACGCTTGGTCAGCCTGAACAAACAACTGTGTTCGGACTTTTGACCCCTTGATCCACTCAGCAAACTTAGGGTCTTGCAGTATCTGTTCCATCTCAGGATGAGAGGACTTGAGTTGTGCAAGAGTAGCCTGTTGTTTGTACTGTTGTGTGTAAGCCTGTGCTTCTCTGATCTTAGGGTGGTTGTCTATAGCTCGACTAACAGCGGTCTTGGGATCAACAAAGAAATCTACATCATCATCTTCATCGCCGTTGTATTGCTGTTGTTGAGGTGCTTGTTGGACTGAGAGTTGTGTCTGGATGTAATTATCAACAACTTTACGTAACTCTCCAACTTCCGTACTCTGCTTACCTGAGAACTTCTCTAGTTCTTGGTGCATCTGTACAAGTTCTTCTACAGATTTACCTTGGTACTTTTCTGGAACATTAGACTGTTGAGGTTGTTCCTCTTGAGGATTCTCTACGGTGTCCTGTGTGTCGAGTTGGTCTGTTGTTTCTAATTCTTCTTCCTTACGCTCATCAATAAGTGTCGCTCGTGACATTCTAAACTTACCCCGCCTATTATTATTATTATTAGGTTATGGAGGATTAAATGGGAGTTGCCTCTAGTGTTGAGATTCCCTCGTATGTTTCCCAGCGTTCTCGTGTTCACGTACCCACTTCATGTGTCTGCCGGGGAAATCGCCAGACGCACCATCGAGTACGTGTTGAGTTGCTGAGATAATCTTTGTAGCGTTGGCACCACACCCGCACCTACTGGATGTAGTACCTGCTTCTACAAATTCTTCAAAGGTATGTCCGTTAGTACAACGAAAGTCAAATACTTTAATCATCTTCTTCTGGAGGCTTTGACGCTTCCTCGTAGTTAGTGTTTACGATAGTTTCCATGTTTATTAAGTGGGCTAATACGTTTAGTTGTCCTTTACGGAAAAACATATCGTCAGCATCTTTAGCTGCTTCAATACTGTTAATTTGAACAGCGTTGTTACCAAAGTCTTGCACGAGTTGTTTCCAACCGTCTGTCATAAAAAGACTAAAGTAATTGTCGTAGTACTGCTGTGTTTCTTGATCCATCAGTGAGGCCTCTTGGGTTGTCTCTGGTTAATAGGATGTACCTAAGTACACTGTATATTATACCATACTTTTACGCAAAAGTCAAGCACTATTTACGTTTTTTGGTAGTTTTTCGTGCTTTTTTGAAGGCTTCTGCTGTAGGAGCACCTTTTGCTCCCGGCTTACGCATCTTCTCACCTGATCCAGCCTTGATGCGCTTACGTTTGGCGTGGATGTTGGCGTATAGTCCTTTACTTGGCACGTTTCTTAGCCTTCTTTTTCTTCATCTTAGCCTTAGCTTTAGCCGCTGCCTTATAACCAGCTTCTGTATACGCATAGTGTTTTCCACCTACTTTTGGCATAACTGTCTCCTCACCATTTCACCTTATCAGCCCAGTAAGCCGCAGACATCTTGCCTTTGGCTATGTTCTTTGCGTGACGAGCTTTGAATGACGCTCGCTTCTTTTTCATCTTGTCACCTTCACCCACTTTAGGTTTACCAGCAGTCTTAGCACCCTGTTCACCAAAGCGAATAGTTTTAACTTTGTCACCTTCTTTAGCAACAACAATGTGGCTCTTCTTAGGGTGACTAGGTGTTCGCTTAGGCTTGTTGTATCCGCTAACTCCTGCTCGCGCTAGCCTTGGGTCTTTTTCCTTTGGCATTATCAGAGTCCTCCTTGTGGCGCAGGTCCGACATTTGGCCCTCTAGGGCCTCTACCTTGGCCTCCAACGCTTCCAATTTGTTGAACTGGTCTTGGAACGCTTGGTTGATCTGGGCTAGGAACTGGTTCATTTCTGTTTGTGTCATTAACACCGGGAATTGCTCCTCTGTTGTTTAGTGCTTTTTCTTTGAGTGCCACTTCAGCAATCTTGAGTCTACGCTCAAACTCTCTGTCATCTGCGTCTCCGTCCTTGAGATTACGTGTGATTGCGTTGATCTTCTCAATCTGTAACTCTTCAGGAGCCAGTTGTGTCTCAATGGCGTACTTAGCTGCTCTGGCTTGCGACTCAGCGGCCTGACCTTGCAACGCTGCGGTCTGACTCTGCTGGAACTCAAGCTGTGCTTGTTGTGCCATCTGAGCCATCTGTTGAGCCTGAGGATCTGGCTGAGACGCCTGTTGCATAGACGCAATCAACTCGTCACGGTTGCTCAGGTTCATGTTGTCGATAATGCTCTGGATCAGCACAGGGTAGATTGGGCTGTCTTGCTTCATGGTTTGCAAGAGTTGCACCAGTTGTCCTACCTCGTACTCTCTAGCAATAATGCCCAGAGTAGACGTAGCGTTGAACTTATAGTCAGCCACAGGGTAGTTCTCAGGATCAAACTGCATGTACCTGTGTGCAGCCTTGGTTACAAACGGCAACAGGAATGACTGCTGGAAATTAATCAGGGTACGCTTGTGACGCTTGATGATAGCGCCTAGAGACATACTTATGCCAGCGGCGGTTGCTTCTCCGTTAACCTGACCAGCAATACCTGCGGAGTCTACAGCGCCCGTGGCTTGTTGTACCATCTGCTGAAGCGCCTGAGCTTGTGCAAAAGTAATCTGACCAACTTGCCCAAAGTTGAACGGTTGAAGTACCTCACGCGGATCTCCATTAGTTAGAATCATTTTGCCCGGACGTACCTCAGGTTTAGCGCCACGAGGTAAACGCGTTGCGTCAATAGCAAGCATGGGGTGAATGGTAAGACTCAGTGCGTCAATCCTAGCTCGTAGCTCAGTGTCCAGAGCCTTCTGAGAGTTGTAGCCCTTCTCGCAAACTCCTCTGCCCCAGAATCGACCCGGAACAACGTCCCACGGAAACGCAACCACAGGACGGTCTTGCATCATGTAAGGGTTAGCTTCAGCCTTCAGGAGTGTACCGCCGTTAGCGATAACTACGATAGCCTCAACGTACATAGACTCAGACTCTACTTCTACGTCTTCAGCCTCGAGCAACTCACGGGGCACGAGTCCGTAGTACTTCGTCAGGCGTACCTTGTCGTCGTTGTAGATCGTGAGGTCTTGATCTGGCTCTAGGTCTGTATCAGGAGCAGCAGACTCAATGTAAGCCTCCCTGTACACGCCCTGTTCCTGCATGAGTTCTACGGAGTGCTTAGACACAAACTCGTCAATAGCGACACCCATAGCGTCTTCTACGGACGTAGCAACAGGGTCTATCAGGAAGTTCTGAGGCAACACAGGCTTCAGCTTAACTACCACTCTGTCAGTAATGTTGACACCTACAGCCGTAAGATCACCACCCATGATAGGCTGAGTAGCAGGAGCCATCTCCTTGATTTCCTCTAGGATAACTTCTCCTATGCCTGTTCCAAACACAGCAGAGTTAATCAGGCACTCTGCAACAGCCTTACGTATCTTACACTTCTCAAAGTCTTCTGTGAGTTTGTTACGGAGGTACTGGATGTCCTGACGGTCTTTGTCGTTAGTGTCGTCAGCAATGTCAAACCACTTACCTCTGCCAAACGTGGCTTCTTCTAGTTCTGCTACGTTGGACTCTACGGCCTGTTGTAGCGCAGGAGATATGATTCTGGAACGCTCTGATCCTCTCTGGGAATCTGCAGGATCCCATTGACCTCTCCAGAGTCTGTAGTATTCTTCAAACTTTGCTTCGTAGTTTGACTCGTAGTAATCACGCCAGTTCTCACATTTAGTCATCACCCACTCTTCAAGAGACTCTTCAATCATCAGAGGGTCTGGGCTGTAGATTTCTTCTGCCATAGTAGTTTCCTTAGAGTATTGCTACGCTGTAACCCAGTGTAAAAAACACTACGGCAGAGATTGCGTAGATTCCGTACGTATTAAAAGGTCTAAAAACTTTGTTTGTCACTTTAGTATCCTGCTACAACGTCTAGTATTTCGTGATCGTCAATTTCGTAATCGTAGTGGTACGCAACTTGTGCTAACTGATCTATGTACGCCAGAGCGTCAACCAAATCATCGTGAGTTAATGGATCTGGAAACTGAAACAGTTGGTCCAAGAATCTGGAGTTCCACTCGCCTTTGTTTAGTGTTACGTAGCCGTTCTCAAAGCGTCCCTGTAAAGCCCACATCACCCTGTCAGTCTTCTTCTTATTACCGTGGGTTAACTCCTCGACTCTAAAGAACGTGCCGTAGCGCTTCTGTAGATCCATCAGGGGACTCATTACAGCTTGCTTTGCGATACCTCGCTCAATACCAACGCTAATGGGTCTGTAGTCTCTAACGGCCTGAAATATCTTGGTGGCAGTCTCGTCAAGGCTCCACCTCCCATATATAATGTTATCAACGTACCAACCATCAGGACTAACTTTAACAACAGCGATTGCGGTTTCATCTAGTTTAGTGTTCTTTGTTCGTTTCTTGTTTACTTCTTCAAAACCAGCGAGGTCAACGGCTATATAGTAATCTCCAACCTCCGGTTCTTCTCCAAAGCTGATCCAATCTTCCCTGAACATCTCTGAGCCTCTGGCTTCAAACGAGGCCATGAACTCTTGTCGGAAGGCGTAACTCGACATTGATTTCTTCGCCATGTCGATTTCAGCGGCGTCCAACAGCGGGTTATCGTAGCTGGTGAAATGCCAGCCCCTGTAAGTCTCATCGTCACCTAACTCCGCGTACTTGTACAGTTCGTAAAAGTGGTTACGTCCCATAGGCGTACCTATGAACATCGCAGAACCCTTTTGGTCTGCCAGTGCTGGACGGAGTATCTGTTCCCATACGTCAGGCTTCATGTCTGCGTACTCGTCCATCACGAGAAACTTCAAGGACACACCACGCATTGTCTCTGGCCTATCGGCTCCCTTGAGACTAATCGTGGCCCCGTTGACCAACCTGATCTGCAGGTTATTAATATGTGAACCTGAGATGACAGGGTGTCCTAGCTCCAGCAGGGTTTGCCACATGATGTCACGGGCTTGTCCCTGTGTGGGCGCAACGTAAAAAACTTGACCTCTATCTGTCTGTAGAGCATTAATGATTAACATCCAAGCAGCAAGACGGGACTTCCCTGTTCTCCGTCCTGCAGCTACTACCTTGAACCTAGTAGGATCAGAGTAGACTTCCTGCTGCCAAGGCAACAGTTGTACGTTCAGGTCTGTCAACTTGAGCAAGCACCGCCGTCTTCTGAGTTGTTGTACCTGTCATCACCACAGCCGTACTTACCGTCGTTGTTTGTGTCACACATTCGTTGCCACGAGATCATGTTGAACGTAAGACCCTCGTGCCACGGTACGTACGCTTTACACCAAGGGTGAGACCCTACTGCCCAATCATCAGTTCCGTCTGGGTCAGGCGCGTAGTCTCTTTTGCTGTGTTCTTTTTGTAGTGTAAAATTCACGTTGCCGTTGCTGTAACTTCTTTGTGTAAACAGTTTACCTTTAGTGATGTATATTTTTTCTTTTTCAGCTAGAGTATACGTAGAGCCGTCGTCGTAGTTGATAACAGTGTCACCGTAAGCAGACAGAGACACTAGAGTTAAAAAGATGGTCAAACCTAGTCCGATGAACATTTCGTTTAGTGATTTCATTTAGTAAGTTCTCCTACGCTGTTTAGGGCTTCTTTAAAATCGTTTGAACCACCAAAGTGGTAAAAGATTTGTGGTATAGACCGCTTGCCTGTCAGTTGTTCTACCCAATCCCAACCTTCTTGACCCGGAGGTATGTGTACGTACTTGTAGTCTAGGTTGTACTCTTTGGCTGTCTTCTTGGCTCTGCGACACGCAGGACACCAATCAGCACCTATAATGGTAATCATCTGTTACGCACCGTTAAAGTTTACAAACACAGGTGGTTGATCTAGGAGGTCTATGGTCATAACAATTTCTATGCTACCTGTTGCTGAACTGGCTTGTGCTTTTACTGTTTCGTTTTCAGACAAAACAAAGATTACACCAGATCCAGAGTCTCCTAGTATTTCTCTGCTTCCAGAGCCGATGCTAGTGCCGTCAAAGATGTAAACATCAGGCACTCCACCTGTTTCCCAAAAGAGGTCTACTTGGTTCGTAGATCCTCCGTGGTTAGCAATGTAGACGTACTTTACGTGGGCTACAAACCCGCTGGGAATCGTCAGTATCGACTGTTCTGTGTTGTCTGTGAGGGTCTTGTGTCGTGTATAGAGCATCAGTAGGTCCAGATCACCGGAGCAGTGCCCCGTGTATCGACGTGAATAAAGTCACCAGCGACCCCTATGCCAGTAAATCCCATAGACAGAGCTTCTCTTATTATTGCGTACCTGTGAGCAGCGTTAGTTATTTTTATGTCTGCTGCTATGCCTTGGGCGTGTGTTCCGGGTACGTCCTTTTTAGCTTCTATGGGATGGCTAGGGCTTCTGTAGCCGCTGGTGATAACAAAAGGGAAACCACAGTTGTCCCTGAGTTGGTCTAACTTTAGTAGGAATTCGTCTTCCATACGGTTCTCACCAGTATGTTGACAGTTGAACTCTTCTCTAGTGAAGTACTTCAAGAGTTTTCCTCAGAACACTCCTCGCAACCACAGCTGCAACCACAGATTCTACTCTTCAGAGTACTCACCTTCGATAACGTCTCCGCTTTCACCGCCATCAGAAATTGTTGTGCTTCCGACACCAGTGATGTTAATCTGAATCGCACTTCTTCCATTGTCTTTTATAACCTCTTTTTCAAATGCACCTACGGGGAGTATCCTGTCCATCACTAGTTTCCACGCTGCTGCCTGATTCTTGTGATCGTTGTCCAGAGCAGCCTCAAATATGGTCTCTAGTACCTTAACGGACTTAGGAGAGGCTAACATTCTAGCCTTGTACTCGTTAATTATTGTAGCATCACCCTTAGGTCTACCTACTTTGCCTCTGGATCCTGCTGTTTTAGCTTTGATCTCTTTTTTCTTAGGCCTACCTCTGGGTCTTTTCTTGAGATTTATCTCCTTTCTAGCTGCTACTTGGGCTTCTAGGGTGTCATGTTCAGCACCGCTGACGCTATCTCCTGACATTCTCCTGTTTCCTTGTGTTTAACGCTAGTTCGCATGAGTCCCCTGCTTAGGTTGTAACAGATGAGGGGATCTATACGAACTATACAACACTCAAACTTTAGTCCCGCACCTGTGTAACTAAATACATCCTAATATCTACTCTATATTTTACCATATTTTTACTCAAAAGTCAAGCATTATTTTACGTAAATCTATCACAAATGGTAATAAGCAGCAACGTATTTAGTACTTTTGGCTCACCCGTGGGTAAACACGAGGTAAAACAGGGTGTTGAGGAGGACATAAGTAACATGAATAGTGCCTATTTTTTTCCTAAATTTACTCTCTTGTGAACTTGGGAGGCTACAACTATAATCAACACGAGTCAACCCCCTCCCCCCGTGTCAACACAAGGGGCACCCCAGAGTTGGCATGGATCTTGCTAATGCAAAACTCGTGCCAACACAAGAGGCCACCAACATTGGCACACTTATTGCTAATGCAAGACTCGTGCCAACACGAGAGGCCCCCAAAGTTGGCACAGATATTGCATAGGCAAAACTCATGCCAACATCGGGAGCTGTAACTTGTGAATATTTACGTAGACACGAGTGTGTGAGCCGTGGTAGGACCCTCTGGCTAATCGCAAGCATACAACGTGCTAGGCTGTCAATAGTCCAAACGTGGTAATATTTACACTTGTGTTCTGCCTCGCTAGGCCTCAATATACACACATGGCGACAGGGGACACACGCCACCCCCAAAAGGATGCAGAGACATGAGCAAAACAGAACAGCGAATTAGCGAAGGCAAAAAAGCAACACTCGAAAGCATCGCAACAGACTTAAACAACGGCGACTGGGGTGCGCTCTACTACGCCACAGAAGAACAGGTGACCAGCCTGATTGACTCAGGGCGAATCTCTGAGGACTTCTACAGCCGCCACCAAGACTATCAGGAAGAGATGCGCGTGGTGATGAATCAAGCTATGGCAGAGTTTGCTTAAGGGGTTGTTTAACGGTGGGCATCTATACGGTGTCCACTATTAAACACACGAAACATACGAAACATATGAAACGAGGGTTAAACCATGTCAAACACTAGACATTTAAGAGTAGCCAAAAACGACATTAGCGGTCTTTGGGAGTTTAGGGTAGACAGTAGACTAGTCTCTGCCCATGAGACTTATGCAGGTGCGGAGAATAGGTTATATTCTTATGATCTCATGTATTCGGTGCAGGGTATCGCCACAGAAATAGTGCTAGACACTAGGGGAATTTAATCATGTATACTTACGACATAGTAACGGAAAACGGCGACATAGTAATGACAATAAAATCTGAATTTGACCCTAGTTTAAATTTAGATGATTATGCCGCAAAGTACATAGTACCCATACTAAACACGCTTAAGCCTATATACGGCGAGCGTCTTTACTGGCACGAGGACTAAACCATGTCAAACACAACATACAACGGATACGAGTCATACGACCACTGGAATACTGCGCTGTGGTTAAACAACGACGAGGGCTTGTATAACCTAATGCAAAATAAAGTAGAACTAGCGGTCTACATGGTTTGCACTAGGCAGCAAGCTATCCACGAATTACTGCACGAGTTGCCAGAGTTGACACCGGATGGCGCAGTATGGCAGATTGACACAATCGAAGACCTATTCGATGAAAACTACCAAGACCAACTAGCGTATAGCTAAGGAGACTAAAACATGGAAAACATCACACGAACAAAAGTACTAGGCCGTTCGTTCATCCTACGTCGCAGGGTTGCACACAAGCGCCCAGTGGCATACAAGCGGGGCGAGTGCTTCCACGGGTTCCACGCTGGGTTGTTTAGCCTGTACGTGAGCCTGAGGAAGCCACAGAAGCGGGTCAACGTATCAATAACGGACAAATAGGAGGTTGTTTTTCTGGTGGGCCTAGGGTACGCTCTGGGTTCACTGGTAAACCAATCAACGAACAGAGGGTAAAATTATGTATTTCGACAGATTCGACATTTGCGAGGCGTACCACGCGTTCGCCACAGATTACCACGGTGGGCAGTGGTCCCCAGAGTACGCCATATTCGGCAGACTGCAACGAATGGGATACCGTCCGGGTTTCGGTGGCGTGACATACGAGGCGTTAACGGAAAACGGTCGGGAGATATACGACAACTTGGTTAGACAATTAGAGAGGTGATAACATGTGTGAACCCGATACAATTTGGCTCTGGGGCTTTGGTTGCCTAGTACTGGTGGCATGGTTAATATTCAGCGAGGAGATGAACGCATGAGCAAGATGAACTGCAGCATAACAGATGACCCTTACAACGATTACAGTCACTACTGTGACGGCACTGGACCGTATAAGCGCATTGATTACATAGAGTACACCCACGTTTGCGACGGTTGCTACGAGATAGTTGACAGCGTTGCCACCGATACGGGATTATGTGATACTTGTGCATACGAGGACCAGATGAACAAATTTTATAAGTACGCACCGGATGAATGGGGAACAGAGATATGAACATATTTTACCTAGACCGTGACCCACACGAGGCCGCTAGGCTGCAATGTGACCGTCACGTAGTCAAAATGATACTAGAGACGGCACAGTTACTCTCTACGGCACACAACGAGCTAGACGGTAAACAGGTGGCCTACAAGAGCACCCACAAGAACCACCCTAGCGCAGTCTGGGCTAGGGCTAGCAGTCAAAACTACAGGTGGCTCAGGAGGCATCTGGAGGCTCTAGGAGACGAATACACGAGACGCTATGGTAAGGTACACGCTACCATACAAAAGCACTCAGAGACGCTTACAGAGGCTCCTAGAGGCATCCCTGACGGTGGTTTCACTGATCCGCCTCAGTGTATGCCAGACGAGTGCAAACGTGATGATGCTGTGCTAGGCTATCAGGTGTACTATAATTTCAAGGCAGACGATTGGGACGCCAGAGGCATACCTATGCGCTGGTACGGACAGGAGGCAGTCTAATGTTACTACCAATGATAGCCCTAGTGGTGTGGTTTACGTACGTCGAAGTAGAGCACCCCAACAGGGTCAACGAATGTCCGTACGTCGAGGAACTATGCGAACAGGAGGAAACGTGACATTTGTTGCCGTGGCTGTTATAATTTTTATTTTATTTCAAATTTTGATGGGAGATTAGTGTGTACCGTATACTTGCAATAGCGATTGCGTTTATCACTGCACCTCTTTGGCTGCCGCTAATGTTATATATTTCAGTGACTTATGATTGGACAGACACAGTACCTAAGCAAGAGGACTTGTAAATGGATGACTACAAAGAACCAGATCTTACACAAGAGCAGATGATCTGTGACATAGCAGAGTACGAGCTAGGGTTCATAGGATTTGCTGAGACACTAAACATAGCCCGTACTGTGTTACGACAAAAGTACCGTGATATGAGCTACAACCAGTTAGTAAAGGCTTATAGCCAAGTATTTGGAGATTACCCTGATGAGATGTAAAGCGTGTGATGTTATCCTGGATGACGTAGAACTACTGAAGAAGGACGCCAACGGAGTACACTATGACCTGTGTACAGAATGTTTGACAGTATCCATTGCTGCACACTGGGAACTAGATAACATGGAGTCAATAGATATTGACGGTAGTATTTCACAGGATGATGTGTTGCAATTACAGGAAAACTATGATAACATCTTAAGTAGTATTAAGAACTACTAAAGATTAATAACTAAAGGATATATACTAATGGATAATACTACAGGAGAAACTAAAGTAGAAACTAAAGTTACTGAAGCTGACTTGTGGTACGACTGTGAGATCATTGTATACGAACATCAGTCAGATCAATCGCTGCAGGAATTAGGGCGTATCCCGTTCATGGGCGCACACATGAGGCCAGAGCTAGATCAGGCAGTACTTAAAGTTATTGAGACGCTGAAAGAAGCCTACGAGTTTCATCCTGACGGGTACATATCAATTAAAGTTGTGAATAATTACGGTTGGGTAAACATCTAGTTGCAATTAGAGGAGGGATGTAGTATACTATAGGTGTTCCTTCGGGAACTCTTTTTCAACAACGAGGATTATCTCATTATGTCAAGTCAAGTAATCGAAGGTGTGGTGAACTTCTCAAACGTCACCAAGCACGATGTGTTCAACGGTCAGGACACTGGCACGTTCAGCATGACCATTACCATGTCTGAGGACGATGCGGCTACACTGGCGGCACAGGGTGTCAAGATCAAGGACTACGAAGGCAACAAGCAGCGTAAGTTTAAGTCTAAGTACACCATCGGTATGTACGACGCCGAAGGCAACGCGTACAACGGTGAGGTTCCGTACAACTCTCGTGTGCGCCTGAAGTACAAGACAGGTCCAGCACACCCTGTCCACGGTACTCCAACGTATCTGGAAGCAGTCAAGGTGCTAGAGGAGGCAGAAGTTTCAGCAGAAGCTGTTGACTTCTGATGGACTCTAAATTCCTACACCACGAGGAGTGTCCCAAGTGTGGCAGTAGGAACAACGTGGCGGTCTACTCTAACGGTGGTCGCCACTGTTTTTCTGCCGACTGTGACTATCACGTAAACGGTGAAACAGGAGAGGAAACACAGGTGTCAACACCTAGTAACCTGAACATGGGTGGTGTCGTTGCTGGCATACCAGAGCGTCGTTTGTCTGCCAAGACCGTAGGTAAGTATCAGGTCACGGTGGAGTACGACGCTAACGGTAAGATAGCCCGGCACTTCTACCCGTACTACGATGTAGACACAGGTGAGTTAGTTGCTGCCAAGTCTCGCATCGTCAAGACCAAAGACTTCCTGTCGTCAGGCTCAATGTCTAACGTAGGTCTGTTTGGTCAGAAGCAGTGCCGTGGCAAAGGGAAGTACGTCACGATCACTGAGGGCGAACTGGACGCCATGTCAGTGTACGAAATGTTCGGACACAAGTACGATGTGGTATCACTGAGGTCTGGTGCGTCTAGCGCATCAAAAGAGATCAAGGCACAGCTAGAGTGGCTTGAGGGTTACGATAACGTGGTCGTTTGTTTTGACCAAGACAAAGCAGGAGAACTAGCAGTAGAGCAGATCAAGGATCTGTTTAGTCCCAACAAGCTGAAGATATGCAGTCTGCCTCTGAAGGACGCCAGTGAAATGCTCATGGCTAACAGGGTGCAGGAGTTTACACAGGCGTGGTGGGACGCAAAGGTGTACAGACCGGACGGTATCATTGCTGGTGCTGACACATGGGAGGCGCTGGTAAACAAGCGTCAGGTACAGAGCATACCTTATCCGTGGGACGGACTCAATGAACTCACCAGAGGACACAGACCCTACGAACTGGTCACTATCACCAGCGGTTCTGGTATGGGAAAGTCCCAGTTTATCAGAGAGCTTGAGTACGATTTGCTCCACAGAACCGACGCCAATATCGGTGTACTTGCACTCGAGGAAGATGTCGCAACGACAGCTCTGGGAATTATGTCGGTGGCGTCATCTAGGCGGCTACACTTGGAGGAAGATACGCCTATTGATGAGCTTAGACCTCACTGGGAAGCAACGATGGGTTCTGGACGTTATTACCTGTTTGACCACTGGGGATCAACGTCTGCCGATGAGCTTCTTTCAAGAGTACGGCACATGGCAAAAGCCTGTGACTGTCGATACATCATCCTCGACCACCTGTCCATCGTGGTTTCTTCTCAAGAGAACGGGGACGAACGGAAGGCTATAGACGAAATTATGACAAAGCTACGCACACTGGTGGCAGAGACAGGAATCACACTGTTCCTCGTGTCGCACCTGAAGCGTACCTCTGGCACAGCACACGAGGACGGAGGCCGCATAAGCCTACAGGATCTCAGGGGATCTCAGTCTATCGCACAGCTATCAGATATTGTCATAGGCATGGAGCGTAACCAGCAACACGAGGACGAGGACACTAGGAACACAACGTGTGTACGCATACTCAAGAACCGCTACGCTGGAGAAACTGGACCCGCTTGCTGGCTACGGTACGACAAGTTTACCGGACGTATCCACGAGTGTGCCAACCCTAATCCACCGGAGACTGAGTTTTGAACATCGTCTTTTGTGACATTGAAACTGACGGTTTAGACGCCACTACCATCTGGTGTGCTGTCTGCCGACACAACTTAGAGAGCGAGGTGATTTGTAATGAAGCAGATTTCAAGGCGTATGTATCGCGTAAAGCGCCAGCTAAATTCATATTCCACAACGGAATTGGCTTTGATGTTCCTGTGGTCGAGCGTATTTGGAATTTTACTTTTGACAGGAGCATGGTCGCTGACACTCTAGTAATGTCTAGGCTGGCTGACCCAAGCAGGTCTGGTGGACACTCGTTGCGTAACTGGGGAAACATCCTAGGGTTTGCAAAGGGTGACCACGAGGATTGGTCGCAGCTTACACCACAGATGATTGACTACTGCATACGTGACGTAGAGTTGACTGAGGCGGTGTACAACAGGCTACGGGTAGAGCTAGAGGGTTTCTCACAGGCCAGCATTGACCTAGAACACAGTGTGCAGTGGATCATACAGGAACAGGAGCGTAACGGGTGGCTACTGGATCAACGTCTGTGCCACACGCTGTGCGCTAGGTTCAAGGAGCGTATGTATGAAATCGAGGAAGAACTCCAGAGGGTGTTCCCGCCGATTGTTGAAGAAAGGATCTCTGAGAAAACAGGCAAGCGCCTTAAGGATAAAGTTACGGTATTCAATCCCGGCTCAAGGCAACAGGTGGCAGAAAGACTTGAAGCTAAGGGTGCTGTTTGGTCGGAACTCACACCGTCTGGTAGGCCACAGGTGGACGAGAGGACGCTTGAGGAAAACAAACATATACCGGAAGCTGTTCTCGTCCTTGAGTACCTTCTTCTGCAGAAGCGTTACGCACAAGTATCCTCTTGGATAGAACACGTTGAGGACGACGGTAGGGTACACGGGAGAGTTACAACCAACGGTGCTATCACAGGACGGATGACACACCAGAACCCTAACATGGCACAGGTTCCGTCAGTCAACTCTCAGTTTGGCAAGGAGTGTCGTGACTGTTGGATTGTACCAGAGGGACGCAAGCTGGTGGGAGTAGACGCCAGTGGACTAGAGCTACGTATGTTAGCTCACTACATGGGCGACGAGGAGTTTACAAATGTCTTGCTTAGAGACGATATTCACACCAGAAATCAAACTGCTGCTGGACTTGCAACAAGACCTCAGGCAAAGACTTTCATCTACGCTTTCCTCTACGGAGCAGGAGACGCAAAGATTGGAAGTATCATCGGAGGAACTGCAAGAGATGGGTATGCGCTTAGGACACGCTTTCTACGAAATACACCTTCTCTTGAAACTCTACGAGAGCGAGTTGGACAGGCGTCTAGGAAGGGTTACCTCACTGGCCTCGACGGACGAAAGCTCTGGGTCAGGTCAGAACATAGTGCACTGAACACGTTACTACAGGCGGCTGGTGCTATCATTATGAAGAAGGCTCTGGTGCTTCTGGATGACTACGCTACTCAGCACAACATTGACTACAAGTTTATAGGGAACGTACATGACGAGATACAATCGGAGGTGGCTTCAGAACAAGCAGAGAAGTTCGGCTGGCTCGCAGTCGAGTGCATCAAGGCGGCTGGCATTTCTTTTGAACTCAGATGTCCACTCGACGGAGAGTACAAGGTCGGACAAACATGGTCGGAGACACACTAATGAAACTAATGGATCCAAGTAGAGTAGGTGATATAGCAGAGTTTTATGCGGTTACATGGTTGTGGGATAACGGTTACGAAGTTTACCTCAATCCCGGTTCAACCGGATTTGTAGACATGGTGGCTTGGAAAGACGGAGAGTGTACTTTAGTTGACGTAAAAACACTACACAATAAGTACAAAACGGGACAGATAAAGCAAACTAGGACAGAACAACAAGTTAAATACAACGTAAGATTTCTAGGTTTTCACCCTAAGACTCGCAAACTACGATGGATAAACCACAAGGACACAGCATGAACAAACTTTACTCACTGGTAGACGATATCTACAAGGTGGTTTCTGAGAAGCAGCCAGCAGAAGGTGTTGACCTGATAGACGAGATAGACCGCTTTGGTGAGAACTGCAAGCGCCTCATGTCTAACCTGTTCACAGAGAAGCGTGACGGACGTAAGCTGCGTATGTCTAACATCGGGCGTGATGATCGTTACCTGTGGAACGTGGTCAACAACCCAGACGTACAAGAGGAGATGACACCTAACACATACGTCAAGTTTATGTACGGGCATCTGATCGAAGAGATGCTGTTGTTTCTCACCAGACTATCAGGACACGAGGTGACAGATGAACAGAAGCAGTGTGAAGTTGCGGGTGTTACAGGGTCTATGGACTGCAAAATTGACGGTGTTGTCACTGATGTTAAGAGTGTCTCCACTTTTGGGTTTAAGAAATTCAAGGACGGAAGTCTGGCTTTTGATGATCCGTTTGGATACGTTGCTCAAATTAAAGGATACGCACATTCAGAAGGAGAAACTAAGTTCGGCTGGTTAGCGATGGACAAACAGAACGGACACCTGACGTACCTCATGTACGACTCTGAGGACACACAGGCTCCCGTGTACGACAAGATCTCTTACGACATAGAGGAGCACATCAACCGCGTAAAAAAGCTCGTAGAGCAACCGGAAGCACCAGAGCACTGCCACGAAACCGTACCAGATGGCAAAAGTGGAAATCAAAAGCTCGCAGTCGGTTGTTCCTATTGTCCCTACAAGCATACCTGCTGGCCCGGACTAAGAACATTCATCTACTCAAGTGGTCCAAGGTACTTAACAGAGGTGGTCAATGAGCCGAAGGTCGCGGAAGTCTAAGCTAGGAAACTTTAGGTCGGAGTTTGAAAAAGATGTCGCAAAGCAGTTACAACCATTTGGCTTTAGCTACGAGCCGTTCCAAGTGGACTACATCATCCCACGGAAGTACACCCCAGACTTTGTGTACGAAAGAGGAGACAGAGCTTACCTCATTGAGTGCAAAGGATACTTTAGAGCAGGAGATACGCAAAAGTATAAAGCGATCTCTAGGTCATTACCGTGGACGCAAGAACTCATCTTTGTGCTGATGAAGCCTAACCAGAAAGTGAGTAAAAGTACCAAACTTACTATGGCTGAATGGTGTGACAAACACGAGATTTTATGGTATAATATAGATACACTTAAGGAGTTAGTCGATTATGTCTCTGACACTAGAAGAAATTAAGGAGCGTCTGTTGCGGTTATACGACCCTGATGATCTTCTGGAAGCACTACAGATTTCTGCTGAAGATATACTGGACAGATTTGAGGACAAACTGATACGCAAGCTAGACGAGTTTCAGGAGGAGCTAGAGGAAGAAGCGTATGCGGAATGAGTGGACAACTTATTTGGATAAACACGGTGAGGTTATGACTTACGGATCTATAGACGAAGCTAAACCAGAGGATTGGGACAGGGTGAACAAGAGTAAGACGTTTACAGGCAAATTGTTTCACCCCAGCGACAAACACAACCCTGTGACACAACCAGATCACTACAACAAGGGAGCCATCGAAGCCATCGAAGCAATCAAGGCGTCCATGCACCCACAAGAATACAAAGGATATCTCAAGGGAAACTGCCTGAAATACTTGTGGAGGTACGAATACAAGAACGGCGTAGAGGATCTCAGGAAGGCCAAGGTGTACCTAGAGTGGTTAATCAAGGAGGTCGCCACATGAAAGTTGTAGAGGGCAAGTTCGGTAAGACAGACGAGACAAAAGATGAGATCACTGCGTCTGAGTTTTTATCTAGGTTTGCTTTGAAGGCTCTGGGGTACGAAGAGGAAGGACGCAAGATCAAGGTGGCTGTAATCATGTACGAGGACGGTGAGATGTTTGAAGTAGCGTCCAACGAACAGTACCCTGACGGAGTGTATATGCTGCTTCAGATGGCAGCACAGGCAATCATTAATGAGACGCTAGGAGTAACTGAATAGATGGACGCATACCAACAGTACATACACAAGTCACGGTACGCTAGGTACTTGCCTGAGGAGAAGCGTCGGGAGACTTGGGAAGAAACAGTAGCGAGATACGTCAACTACTTTGCAAACAAGTTTGACATCGAAGACGTTTACGATGAAATCCTGACAGCTATCGACAACCTAGATGTTATGCCATCTATGCGAGCCTTGATGACCGCAGGAGAGGCACTGGAGCGTGACAATGTAGCAGGGTTCAACTGCAGCTACCTGCCTATAGATCACCCTAAGGCGTTCGATGAGTTGATGTACGTCCTGCTGTGTGGCACAGGTGTTGGCTTCAGTGTTGAGCGTCAGTACATACAGAAGTTACCGGAGGTGGCAGAAGAGTTCCATGAAACAGATACAGTTATCAATGTTGCGGATTCGAAGATCGGATGGGCGAAATCGTTTAGGGAGTTGGTATCACTGTTGTACACAGGTCAGGTTCCCAGATGGGACGTTAGCAGAGTTCGACCTGCAGGTGCCCCACTCAAAACTTTCGGAGGTCGTGCAAGTGGTCCTGAACCTCTCATCGACTTGTTCAGATTCACAGTGGACCTGTTTCGGGCGGCTGCTGGACGAAAACTTAGCTCCATTGAGTGTCACGATCTTTGCTGCAAGATTGCTCAAATCGTCGTTGTCGGAGGAGTCAGACGATCAGCACTCATCAGCCTCAGTAACCTCACAGACGATAGACTCCGACGATGCAAACACGGACAGTGGTGGGTAGAGGAACCCCAGCGTGGACTAGCGAACAACTCAGCGTGTTACACAGAGAAACCAGACTTTGAGGCATTTCTAAATGAGTGGACCAGCTTATACGAATCAAGATCCGGAGAGCGAGGAGTATTTAGTAGAGTCGCAAGTCAAAAACAAGCTGCAAGAAATGAGCGAAGAGATGCTACCTTTGATTTCGGAACTAATCCGTGTAGCGAAATCATCCTCAGACCCTACCAGTTCTGTAATCTTTCAGAGGTTGTCGTTAGGCCACAAGATACACTCGCTAGCCTCAAACGAAAGGTTCGGGTTGCGACTATCCTTGGGACTCTACAGGCTACCCTTACCAACTTCAGATATCTGAGGAACATCTGGAAGACCAACACGGAAGAAGAGGCACTGCTAGGTGTGTCCTTGACAGGCATCATGGATCACCCGTTGCTGTCCGGGAGAGGAGACAATGCTAAACTCAAGAAGTGGCTTACGGAGATGCGTCAGGAAGCTATTGATACGAACAAGGCGTGGGCTGAGAAACTTGGTATCAATCCGTCTACCGCAATTACTGCAGTTAAGCCTTCAGGTACTGTTAGTCAGTTGGTTGACAGCGCTAGTGGTATTCACCCTCGCTACAGCAGTCAATATATTAGACGAGTCCGTGCAGACGCTCGTGACCCGCTTTGTAGCGTCTTAGAGGCCGCAGGAGTGCCTGTAGAGGACGATCTCATGTCACCCAGTACTAGGGTATTCTCCTTCCCTATCGCGTCTCCTGAGGGCGCTGTGACAGCCTCAGAGATGGGTGCTATGGAGCAGCTAGAGCTATGGGAGATATATCAGGACTACTGGTGTGAGCACAAGCCGTCCATGACTTGCTACTACCGTGACGAGGAGTTTCTGGAGGTGGGACAGTGGTTGTACAACAAGTTTGATAAGGTCAGTGGCATCTCTTTCCTGCCCTACTCAGACCACACGTATCAACAGGCTCCTTACGAACCCGTGGACAAGAAGACGTACAACGAGTTAGCCAAGGGTTTCCCTAAGGAAATATCGTGGGATATAGAAGAGGCCAGCGATATGACTGAGGGATCACAACAACTGGCCTGTACGGGGAACAACTGTGAGTTATGACATGAATAGGATAGAGTAACCTTCCCTTTTGCCTACGTCCTCTGGCTTGTCTTTCGGGTCATGGGGCGTAGGTATTCCTTGTTCCTGCATCTTCCTGATGCGTTCCTTTGACTTCTGGCACATACTGTGGTAGTCAATGGAGGTGTATGATACACTGTGGTCTTTATCTTTGTTCTTCACGGTTTCCTCCTAATGTAAATAACCCCGCTCCACCTAGTATTTCTGCAGCGGCTCTATTTCTCTGTTGCTCTAAAAGCATACCTCTTTCGCTTGGCCTCGCGTCCATAAACGCTTGAAGATCCTCTCGACGCACTGCGCCCTCTCCTGTTATTACATTGCTTATCTGAGGGCCTTCTGTGCCAAGCTGCTTTCTTAATTTAAATATGTTAGCCTGCATAGGTGGAGTAACGGCTATCAATCTGTGTGGTAAAACTTGCTCAAACTGAGAAATTAAACTAGCGCCCTCTTCTCGACCTGTTACAGCCCTCACGCCCTGATCTAGTTTTGCTGGAATGTTCTCTAAGAAATTATGCTCATCTGACATTACTGCAAATATGTTTCCGTTAGGTTGAACTTTTACTAAAAAATTTATACCTCCTTCAGTATACGCCCTTCCTGCTTTAGAGTCTGACAACCATATTCCGTTTTCTTTTGCACCTTCTAAGGTATTGCTATCGTCTTTTAGTGTCCACCTTGTTTTTCCGTTTCTCTCAGACTTAGGAAGCGCGTTAAACTCTGCATTTTTATCAGATACTTTTTTAAGTTCTGTCCAAAGCTGTTCTAAAGAAGGTTTACCGTCGTGCTTTGTAAAAGCCTTGTACAAGTCTCCTACGTATCCTCCAGCTTGAATTATGTCGTTATAGTGGTCGCCTGTTTGTGTGCCTATTCCGGGCGCTTTTATCAGAAGTATAGTTCCCTCATCATCTTTAAAAGATACACTGTTTCCTTTAGCGTCCGGTG